TTTAGATTTTATAGGAAAAAAAGAAAAAGATATTGACTATAATGACATCAATAATTGGCTTGCTAATAATGATTTATCCTCTAATACCAAAAGATTGATGAAAGCAGCAATTAAAAATTATTTTGATTTTTTAGTCAAAACTAATCAAATTATGACGAATCCTGTTTTTCAAATTAATCTTCCGGCATTGAAAGTAAAACAAAAACATTGCCCGAAATCTTATATGATTAGAGGATTGATTGATAATTGCTTTAATATAAGAGATCAAGCAATGATTATGTTTTTAGCTACGACTGGGTTGAGATTTAATGAAATGATTAATATTACATTAGACCAATTTAATAACATGACAGGCGAATCTGGAAGAGAAATTGAAATTGTAGGAAAGGGTAGCAAACGAAGAACAGTCTTTATCAATGATGATACTAAAAGATTAGTAGATAAATATTTGTTAATTAGAGGCGAACAAGAAGGCCCTTTGTTTATTACTAACAGAAACGATAAAGTTAAAAATAATAATTTCAACTTAATGTTAAAACAAGTAGCGAAAAAAGCTGAGATTCCTTTTTGGCAAGATGTTTCTGCTCATTGGCTTAGAGTAGCTTTTGCAACGACTAAGGCGAATAGTGGTATTCCATTACATATAATCCAGTATAGTTTAGGCCATAGTAATATTAAAACTACTATGGGGTATATAAAAAACGATCAAGAAGCAATTAACAAAGCAATGATGACTATGGCATTTTAATATTTATTGAAGAAGGGTATTGTATATGGCAACTGGATATACTATTTATATTGAAAACGGAAAAATTACTAACGGTAAAGATTTTTTATTATTATGCGCTCAAAAAGATGATTTTATAACTTGTCCAATTAGAAAATATAAAAAAGATAATTATGAGGATGCTAAACGCTCTTTAGAAAAAGTAACTGAAATAAGTTTAGACGAAGCAAAAAAACGTATGAAAATAGAATATGATAATAATATCTATTATGCTATGAATAATCTTGAAAAATTGAAAGCAAAAAATGCTCGTTACAGGAAAATTCGTAATGAAATAGAGAGATGGATTCCTCCGAATGAAGAATGTTTTTCTATTAAGAAATTTGCTCTTGAACAAATTGATATAAGTGATTATCTTTCTGAAGATATTGAGCGTTGTCAACAAATTATTAATACGCCATTTGATAATAGTGATGAAGCTGCGATTAAATATATACAAAAACTAATTAATGTGCGTAAAAATAATATGGAGCGTGCTAAAAAACAATATGAAAATGAAATTAGACGTGCAGAAAGAAGAAAGCAATTTGTAAACGATTTTGTTGAAAGTCTTAAACAAATTGAGGAAGAAAACAAATAATGACAAAAGAAAATAAATAAGAAAGGAGGAATGTCAATAGATGAGAAAGCCAAATATGACTCCTGAAGTATTAGAAGCTATTCATTTAATGTTTGAAGATTACCCAGATATAGAAGCTGATTGTTATTTATACTTATCAGCTTTGAATACAGACAATTATTTATTATCTTATTTATCAGATCAAGCAAAAAATGAATTAAATAGAATGAATAGATGTGTTGTTTGTGGAGATGAATTAGATTATTATACTTTTACAGAAGAATATAATGAATTAGAGTATAGAGATAAAAAAAATGTAAATGAATGGTATTGTCCAAATTGTAATATTTTTTATTGATTGTTTTTAAGAAAGGGATAAGTATGAGTATTAATGAATCTATTTTGCAAAGAACAAAGAATTATTTTAGATGTGTTGGCACCTTGTATGAAACTAATTTGAAGCGGGAAGTTTGTGATATTAAAATTACAAATGAAAATGGTCAATCTGAAAAAGTCGAAGGAGAAAGAATTAATGGCGGATTCACAGTGAGAACAGCGAATGGAATTCATACATTTAATGTATATGGAACTAATCTCACTAATAAAGGAAAAGAGAATCCGATGTGGCCTATGTATCTTAAAATGTTGGAATGGGTCCCTGAAATTGACAGAAAAGATGATGAAATTCCCACCTCTTTAAATGTAGAAGGAACTATAAGAATTAATGATTATGTTAATCAACAAGGAAATGTTTCCACTACTTTGAGATGGAATGTTAATAAAGCACAAAAAGCAAAAACTGTATTAGATGAAAATGTTCCTACTGGAACTGCACTTAAAGCAACTCTTTATATTCAGTCTATCAAAAAAGAAATTGTTAATGAAGAAGAAACAGGGCGTTTGTTACTAACTCTTTATGGTGCTGATAATAAAGGCGCATGCTTTCCTGTAAAGGCCATTGTGAATGAAGATTTGGCTGAAGATTTTGAAGATTGTTATGAAGTGGGAATGACTGTACCTTTTGATTTTGAGCTTATTGCACGACATATTGGAGGACGCGTAGGAGAAAAGAAGTTTGGAAGAAAAACAAAAGTTGCAGTTAATAATGGTTTTGATGTTCAAGAATTGATTCTTGTAGGTGGAGAAGATGAGATCGAAGAGCCAGAATCTCTTGTAGAAACAGATGAAAATGGCAATGAAGTTCTTGTTAAAACTGATTGGATTAATCCTACTACTATGGGCAAAGCTATTAAAATTAGAGAAAATTATTTGAATGAATTAGTAGGGAAAAGTAAAGATGATAGCAAAAAAACTTTACTTCAGACAAAAAAAGAGGCTGCTAAGGAAAGGTTGAAATCTAAGGCGACAACTAATACTCCTTGGGATACAGATTTTGATAATGATGATGATAGTTTTGATTTTGAAGATTTAAATTGGTGAAATTATGGGAAAATTTGACATTACTGAAATTACTAAAACTACAATTACTACTGGATTAGCAGGAAAAATTATTGGCATTTATGGAACAAATAATACAGGAAAATCTTATGTTTCTGCAAGATTGTTTCCTGGCAAAACTCTTTGGTTAGCTACTGAAAAAGGGTATAATGCACAAAGCGATCTTTGTGTATATGATATTGAGAATTGGCATGACTTTAGAGATGCTATTAATCAGCTTACTACCAGGAATAAAAAGAAGAGAGAAAAAGTTCGTGAAATGTATGATTGTGTAGTTGTAGATACAGCTGATAAAATTCCAAATTTATGCACTCAATATATTATTTCTCGTTATAATGAAGAACAGTCTGCTAATTTTACTGATTTTAATCCTATCAATGAAATTAGTGCTATTCCTTTTGGAGGAGGATATGCTTCTCTAAATAGAGAAATTGATATTCAAATTAATAAATTGGCTTTGTCAGGATATTGTGTTGTTCTTATTTTTCATGATGAAATTAAAACAATGAAAGATGAAAAGAATAGAGAATATGAATATATTATTCCTAAGACAACATTCAATAAAGCAGGTAATTGTTTAAAAGATATTCCTGATTTTATGATTTATTTGGAATTACAAGGAATTGGAGATGATGGGATTCCTATTTTATCCAGAGGGCATTGTGTTCAGCATAAAGAGTTTTTTGCGCGTAGTAGATATACAGAGTGTCAACCGATCATTGATCCTTTTACAGAAGAAAATTTGAAGAATGCTATAAAGTTGGCTTGTGAAAAAGAAGCTGAGAAATTAGGGGTAAAAGCAATTACTTTCGCAGAAGAAGAGAGTAAAAAAGAAAAGGTTAAAGAAGAAAAAAGTAAAACTTATGAAGATTTAAAAAATATGATTCAACCAATCTATAAAGCGTTATATACAGCTAAGTATAAAAACTTCGTAGATTCAGTAGTGACGCAATATTTAGGAGAGAATAAAAAGATCAGTCAAACTACTAATGAAGATAAGGATTCTTTGCAATATATTTATGATAAATTATTAGATTTTGCAGAAGAAAAAAATGTAGATTGGGAAGAATCTTAATGTTTTAATATGATATGAGTATATGTTCTATTTGTGGTAAAGAAATAGATAGAGGCAAGAAATATCAAAATGAAAGATATAAAAATATTATTGTTTGTAGCAAAGAATGTTATGAGCAATTAATAGAAATAAAAAAGAACGCTGTAAAAAAAGAGCCATATCCAGATTATAATGTTTTATTAGATTATATTAAAGATCAATGGCTTGGTAGTGAAAATGTAAATTGGTTACTGACAGTTAAATTTATTAAATTTCTTGTAGAAAAAAAGAATATGTCTTGCAAAGACATCTATAATGTAATAAAATATGCAGTAGAAATAGAAGGACATAGTATTCAATTTAAATATGGATTAGGGCAAATATTTCCGAAATATATTGAGCCATTCAATAAATTTATGGAAAAAATAAAAAACAATAAACAGAATGCTAAACAAATTGATATTCAAATAAATACTATTCCTTTTATTAAACAAAAAAGAAGGGTTAAAGAAGAACAATGGGATTAAAGGATTATTTAAAAGAAATGGTTTGTATCATTATTTTATTAATTGGGAGTATTGTAGGATGTTATATATTAAAGAATCCTGTAATATATATTACATGCGATTTATTAATTATAATTAAATTTTTTAATTTATTATTTTTGAAAAAGTGAGAAATATTTATGCTTTATAATATAAATTTATCCTCTTTGCTTTTAGGGTGTTTAATGAAACAACCGTCTCTTTTAACTCTTTCTCAATTCCCTTTGTCTAAACAAGATTTTGAGCCTGAATTATTTCATAAAATTATTTATGTTGCAATTAATAAATTGGTTCATAATGGAATACAAGAAATTACAGAAATAGAAATAGAAAATGTAGTAAAAACAAAACCTGCTTTTTTGGAAGTTCTACAAGATAATAATTATCTTGATTTTATTGTTAATGTAAAAGAACTATCTATTATAGATAACTATGAGTATTATTATAATACTATTCGTAAATTTTCTTTGTTGCGAGAATTGCAAGATAACGGTTTTGATATTAGAGAATTTTATGATGAATTATCAGAAGAAAATAACCAATTAGCACAATTTGAGAAACTTACTATTCAGGAAATATTAAATAGAATAGAATTTAAAAGTATTCAATTAAGAACAAAGTATGATGTTAAATATGTGAGAAATGAAATGAGAGCAGGAGAAGGCACAGAAGAATTATTATCTGAATTTGAAGAAACTCCTGCTTTTGGGGCATCTTTGTGTTCTCCGTATTTAACTACTTTGTTTCGTGGATGGTGTTTAGGACATTTAATAATGGAGTCTGCACCTTCATCTACTGGTAAATCTCGAATGGCAGTGGCAGATTTATGCAATGTATCAGTAGATCAAATTTGGAATGATGAACAAGAAGATTTTATTATTAATCCTAATTATCAAGGTTCGGGATTATTTATTCATACTGAATTAGATACTCGTAAAGAAATTAATCCAATGTTTTTAGCTTGTATATCAGGAGTAAATGAAAAACATATTACTATGGGGACTTTAAATAAAGAAGAAAAATTTAGAGTTCTTAAAGCTGGAGAAATATTAAAACAAAATAATTTAACTCTTGTAGATATGGCTGATTTTACTTGTCAAAGTATAGAGAGAAAAATAAAAGAATGTGTAGAAAAATATAATATATATTATACTGTTTTCGACTATGTGCAATTAAATTCTTCTGTCGTTGCCGAATATAGACAGAATACAGCAGTACAAGCAAGAGAAGATTTGGTTTTAAGGAACATTACATTGGAATTAAAAAATATGGCAGAAAAATATTCAGTGGGAATAAAAACAATGAGCCAATTAAATGGAACTGAAAAAACGATTGATTTTCCTGATGAAAGTTGTTTTTCTGGCGGCAAATCTCAAAAAGTGAAATTAGATGCTGCTTGTATTACTTTACCTGTAAAAAATAGAATAAAAGAATTTGCTCATATTAAACCCTATATTAAAAAAGTAGGATTTAAGGGCGAAACTATTATGCCAAATTTGGTTAGTTATATTGTTAAATCAAGATTTGGTGAATATGCAGATCAAAAAATAAAAGTATGGCGTTATTTTGATCGAGCACGTTTTAGAAATACAGATTATTTTTGTACAAATCAATATGATGAATTAATCAATATATAGGAGAAAAGATAATGATTATCCCCCCCCCAGTTTGAGTCATTAAATAAAAAAACAACTTTATTAGGAAAACAATCATATGTAGTTCAAGGAGGAGCTTTTACAGGTAGCAACAATTATAAGTATCAAAATGTAGATTTTTCATATAAAGAAGAAT